CTCCTTGCCTCCTGCCGTTATAGGCAAAGCGTCTATAAAGCCTTTAACAGCCTCTGGAGAGGGTATATCGTATGGGGCTAAGGTTTCCTCCCAAGTATACCCCCGATCTTTTGCAAATTTTACCAGCTGTCCTGCTAGGCCAGCAAATATAGTCTGGGTGTACAGATTAAATAATCGTATTTTACCATCCCAAAGACGCTTTTTAAAAGCAGGAGTGTATTGAAAATTAGGAACTGTAAACGTGAAATAACTGTTCAGTTCCTTGGCAAGCGAACGATCACAATCAATTTTAAGAACTACAGAGTCTGGTTGAGTGATCTTCAGGTCTGCCAATTAAACTCCTTGAGTAAATTTTATCCAGTCAATCATCGCACGAATCTGCCATTGGCGATTATTAATTATTTTGACTACACCTTCTAGATAATTAACTTTTTCTTTTTGGAAAGAAACTCGTTCTTGCAGTCGAAGCCAGTCTGGATCTGATTCAATTAAATCATCTGCTTCGGTTTTTAGAACATTAAGTTCAAACGGTTCCCATCCAAACTGTTGCAATTCTTCTTTGCACATTCGTCCTGTATAATACAACCATTTGTTTCTGCGTAGAGTTGCGGCTTCTCTTTCTAGCTTTTGAAGCTTTAACCGTTCGTCCATAAAAAATGACAGATACTTATTGTGTAATTGAGGTGTATTTGCAGATTCACGATCCAGTTCTGTCTGGTCAATTTTAATATCTTCTGAAACCATTTTCTTAAGTTCATCTAGATTCATAATTAATATTATACCATAAAATTACGAATTTACAAGTTTTTCAATTGAATAGTCGGTAAAAGCAAAAACAACAGTTGCAATAACTTCAACAGATTCAACTTCTGTTGCTCTAAATTGTATTCCAGATAATGAAAGAGGAAATAATCTTCTAAAATTTACTGCAAATTTTGGTTTGTAACTACTGTTTGTTATCAATAATCTTCCTTCTGAAGTTTTTCCTTGTTGAACGGACTCAAATGTTTTATGATATGGTAGAGTATCTCCATCATCAGAATAATTTCCTAAACCTTCAGCCCAATTTTTAATTTCTAACCAGTTTGTTAAATTTTCATCAACTTTAAAGGTTAAACTTAAATCTTCAAATCGGGTTGCTCCTGTTGGAACTTTAATAGGATAACCTAAACTTGTAGGTTGAAAATCCATCGTACTCACAACCCCAGGTAATGTTGCACTTTGGCAAAAATAAACCATATTGGGGACACGATTTAAAACAAATTGAAAATAATTTGCTAATAATGGATTATGAGTTTCAGGAAAAGTGGTCATAATAATATTTATGAAAACGAAAAGGGCTCCCTTTTTACGGGGAGCCCTTAACGTCAGTTTTAATTAAGATTCAGATCAGAGACCGAAACCAGTGTTACCGTGTAGATTGTTGACTGCAAAAATACGGTAATATTGATTGCCACCAACATTATTAATGTTGGTATCCTCAGCAAAAGGATTGGCTACCATTCCGTAACGAGTCTTAAATCCAATCTTGGGTTGGAAAGTGTTTTGATCTACTGCTCTTACCATTTGTAGAGGAACGTATGGGCAATAGAATACACCGGCATCGTATGGGCTTGAACCACGATAACCAACCATGCAGAAGTTTGCACCTAGTTGGGCATATGGATCAATGTAAACCTTGAACTTGCCGTTGAGGATACCAGCAAAAGTATTGCCGGTGTCATCTACTTCTAGTTGAGGTTGTAGAGCAGGAGTTAGATTTAAGAATCCACCCATTGCTAGAGCAGAAGCTACGTCGCTGGAGCAGACAACAAAGTTGCCTTTACCACGACGAGTTTCTTTAGCAATTACGTTAGCTTCACGTTCAATTTGGAACATAAGACCACGGAAACGTTCTGCGCTCCAACGACCGTCAGAGTCAGTGTTGAGATCGTAAACACCAGGAGTGGTTAGATCGGCTTGACCAGCACCAGTCTTAGCAGTACGATATAGAGTGTAAATTAGCTCACGATTAATTTCGTTGAGAATTTCGGTGCTAAGAATGTTAGCAAGTTCGCTCTCAGCGTCAAGACCGTGAACAGCCTTAAGGTCTTGAGCAAGCTCAGTGGTGTATTCAGCCTTTAGAGCACGAGTCTTGGCTTCTACAGCTAGACGCTCAATGCTGAATGCCATTTGTTGGAAAGGATTGCCAGATTCTCCTAAACCTTCTGCACGTGAGGTTAACATAGCACGGAAATCGTTAATAGCAAATCCGCTATCACGAATACCGAAGTTTGCTCCTTGATTTACTCCGCCATTAGTACCACCAGAAACACCAATGGGATTAATACCTTGGCTTGCTGCAGTGGCAGCACCAGCAGAAGTTGAACCTGAACCACCGAATTTAGCAAATACTTCTTGGAATAAAGCTTCATTGCCAGCACCATTTGTTGCAGTACCAAAACCACCGCCACTTGGGCCTTGGTTGGTATAACGGCTACGCATAGCAAAGATGAGGCCAGTTGGAGCACTCATTGGTTGTACACCAGCTAGATCGTAAGCCATTAGGTTAGGCATGCTACGACGAACTAGGCTGATTAGAATAGGATCGTAACCAGCTAGAGCACCGCTTGCGCTACCAGCAGCTTGACTTACAGAGAAACCACCGCCGCCCATAGCATTGGCTGGTGCTTCGACAAGATATTGCTCACGAAGAGCCTTCTCTTGATTTTCTAGTAACATAGCAGTGCACTTTTTACGATAAGAATCATTAATTTCTGGAAGTGCCTCGTGATTTAATAGAGGATTCCATTTTTCTACGAGAGTATCGTAGGATTTTGTGTCTGAAAAGTCCATTGACATTTTAATATCTCCTTGATTTAAAGTTATTTATATTTTAGAATTTTTTAACTTGACGAGCTACGGTGTTAAGATATACAGACATAGGGCCGTCAGTTACTTGTGTGTGGTCCTTTTGTTCTGTAAGGGTTTCCATATCTTGAGCTGGGATTGGTGCAGCCTTTAGATAATTTTCTTTGATAATTGTTAGTTTGCTCTTGAAATCATCTGAATTACTGAAATCAATGCTTTCAGCTAGAGTTGCTAATCTTTCAGCGTCAACTTGTGACATATCTGAAATAGTCTCTAAGAAAATTGCACGAGCTTGGCCTGCAACAATATCTCTTTTTAGGTCTACGTTAACTTTAATTTGTTCGTTTAAGTGTTCTTCTAGTTGAGCGTTTTCGTTAAAAAGATCTTCAAGAACATCATGTTTAGCTTCAGGAACCTCAACGTAGTGAGTTTCAAATAGTTTCTTTAGACCACCAATAAAGCTTTCAGCGATTTCGGTACGAATACCAGACTCTACTGCTAGCTTATTGTCTTTCATCCATTCTTCTACAACGTAGTTTAGATATTCGTCTAAACGAGTAGCTAGTTCATTTACTGTTTTGTTAACTTCTTCTTCTAGAAGTTTTGCACTTTCTTGAAGAACTAGCTCACGAATATTTTCTACTTTTTCTGAAACAGCAGCTTCAAAAATTACAGAAGCTTTGTTCATAAACTCTTCAGAGAGATTTTCTCCACCAAATAGTTTTTGTAGATGCTCGTTTGTAGCGTCTTCTTTAACAGCCATACGGGGGTCCTCTACAGCACCTCCCATTGGTCTTAGACTTCCTTGATTTCGAGGAGCCATTCCTTCTACTGCACTGGTGTCCATGGTACCAAGGAAAGTTCCTTTTCCGGTGGTATCAAAATCACTTTTACCAGTTGCATCCATTACTGCGGGTTTAACTTGTTGTTTTTTGTCTTTCATATTGGTTTTCCTAATTCATTTTTTATTTATGTTTTTATAGTTTTTAACTAGATCCGTAAGCTCTTCTTAAACTAGATTGATAAGTGTCTCCAATTTGATATTCATCTGCGGTTGTGGGGTTAAATAAAGCTCTTTTTGCTAATACTCCAAAAGCTTGAGCTGCTCCTTCTTTGGCTCCTCCAACATAACTGCTTAATCCAGGAACTGCAGAAGCAATTTTAGCTAGCTTTTCCATTCCTTTGCCTACACCGGGAATTTTTCCTAAAAGTCCTGTTGTAACTCGGCCAACAAGATTTGTTCCACCTCTAAACATATTTTCATAATGTTTTTTCCAAATATCAGATGCAGCTCTAGATGCTCCCATATGACCAATTAACCCCATGGAATATGCAGCTTGTAATTGGGGTGGAATAGCAGCAACAGAACCAGCAGATGCACCAAACTGTTTAATAGAATCTAATAAATTTTCATTTAAAAGTTGTTTTAATTCTCCTCTACGAAACTTTATTTTTGATTCATGTATTCTCTCTTCTCTATTAGCTTCTTGTCTGGCTCTTGAACTTTCTGCACGAGCTTTAGAAACTTCAGTACTTCTAGCAATTTTTCTTAAATATCTTGCATGTTTAAGTTCTTTTTCTGCTTCATATTTGTCTTCTTGAGCAGCTCTTAATTTTTCTCGTTCTTCTTTTGATGGACTTTTTGGTTTTTCTTCAGGTTTTGCTTCGGGTTTTGGTTCGGGTTTTGGTTCAGTTTTAGGTTGATCAAGACCAGTCATTGCGTTTTGTGCAGGGGTAGCCGTTCCTGATACAGTTTGAGTTAAAGTTGCACCAACTTGTGGTTTTGATGTGGTTGCTGATGGTGTGTATGCTGGTGTTGCTCCGGGTCTAAAAGCAGTTGTAGTAGATGGTGGAGTAGTTCCTTGAGATTGTGGAGATAATGCTTGTCGATTAACTTCGCCTGTTGAGGTCATTAATGGTTGTTGGCCTCCAGGAAGTCCTCCTAAATTTCCACTAGCAGCAGGAGCTGTTATGGACGGCATCTGCCCCCAATCTGGGTTTGGTTGTCCTGCTAGATTTGGTTGAGGAAATCCTCCTGTATTAATTCCTACTAAATTTGATGGAGCTGTTCTAACAGGAGCAACTCCACCAGATGGAGCTGGAGCAGATGAAGGAACCGCACCGCCCGCAGGTGCAGCACCTCCAGCAGGAGCCGCAACTCCGCCTGTTGGTGCAGGTTTATTAGAGTTTAATCCTGGAGTTAAATTTAATCTTGGACCTTGATCCGAACTAAAATCTAATTTAAAAGGAGCCACACCGCCCGCAGGTGCAGCACCTCCAGCAGGAGCCGCAACTCCGCCTGTTGGTGCTGGTGCAGTTCCAGTAGAAGATTGAGTATTTTGATTTTCTTTTTTGTTACCTATTTGTTGTGTTGAAGGAGGAAGAGATGCAAATGTTCCTGCACCAGGAGGAGTAACAGAAACCAAGCCTTCTTTTAATTTAATTTTCATCTAATTTTCCTTAAAAAGTCTTCAAATAATTTCATACCTTTTTGTTCTAAATCTTTAGATGATGCTCTTTTTAATTCTCTATGATATTGTTCTATTTCTTTTTCAATAAGCATACCATTATCCCAGATCCATTCTTTTCCTTCCATAATTCCATTAACAAATGCGTTAGGAGCGGAAGGATCTGCAACAACATCTACAGCAGAAAGCATAAAGTCTGGTTGTACTTCATTATATCCATTTCGTTGTTTTAAAGAACCCATACCACGAGTAGAAACACCAAGTCTAGCACCTTCTTTAATTAAACTTTTAACTATCTCACCCATAGGAGTAGCCATTACTTTGGCTCGACCTTGAACTTGAGATCCATTGCAATTTAATTCAGTAATAATAATGGCAACACGATCAAGATTTACAGTTGGACCTGATGGATGATTTAATTCACCAAAAGCTCTTTTATTATCAACATATTCTTTGGTGTATCTGTTAACTTCATTTAAAAGAATGTGTTTAGGATACACTCTTTTATTTCGGTTAAGAGTATCAGCCTCCATAAAACAACCTTCAATAAAATAATTTTTTCCACCATCTTCAGTGGCTTCAGTTAAAAATTCTATTTGTTCAACTGTTTCAGTGATTAGTTTCATTTATTATTCCTCTTCTTCCTCTTCTTCCTCCTCCTCCTCTTCCTCCTCCTCCTCTTCCTCCTCTTCTTCCTCCTCCTCTTC